TTATCCTCCTCTCTTTGAGGTTTTATAGCGACTCAAACTTTCCGTTTTACTTTTTAAAGCATAAACGTAATCAGCCAGCAACGGTTTTTCACGTCCAAGCTCTAAGCAAACAGTCAACGTCTGAGTTTTCCCATCAACCAAGTACTCCGCACTTAGAACCCTGAAGTAACCAGACACATCCTCATTGGGCAACTCAACAAAGACTTTGTCACCGGCCAAGATGGGTGAAGATCCAAAATCAAGCACACTACTCTGAACAGTTAAGCTATCTGCTGGATCTTTATTGTTTGATAAGAGCGCTTTTGCATGGGATTCACATTCAGCATTGCTGTAGAGTTCCTCATTAACCTCAACCAATTCACGAACACCAAAACTTGCCTGACTCGCAGTATCCTGCTGTACACTGCTAAAGCGGCAACCCCCAAAAAACAGTCCATCAACCCAAAAACTACCCGTTCCCGTAGTTGCAAACCAGCAGTCAACCCGAACCCGCCAAACCTGGGTCCAATCAAACCCGCTAGTCATTTGCCATAAATCTGCATTTGCGCTGCCTATGCCGATTTGGGTTTGGAACCACTTCTTTGAACCCATGGTGATTTCGTGTTGCGCCGTTTTGTCTGTGGTGTCATAGAGGGTGATAGTGATGTTTCCGTTGAAGGTGTCATCTTGGTTAAGCCATAGATTGAGTGTAGGATAAATTTCAGTGTTTACGCTTTTTCCCAAGTTAAACGTAAAGATACACCCGGCACCGTAGAGGTTTTGTGCATAAGTTTTGATGCTTGCTGAGCCCCTGACTTTGACTGTAGAATCCAAGCTAAGCACGCCTGAAATCGCCGTCCATGTTCCATCCGAAGATGATGTGCTCTCAGTCCAGCTATCCTTATCCGAGGGTACGCTCTGTTCAGCGGCGCCGTAAACTGTGATTTTATTTCGTACCGCACTTATTTCTCGGCTAAACTCGCTACACTCAATTTTCTCATTTAGGCTTACCGTGCTGGTTTTGCTGTTTTGAGCAAAAAACTCAAATTTGCCATCTGGCGCCACGCGAAAATCATAGCCGATTACACCGGATTTGTCGCTGGTCTGAGCAATTTGGCGTATGACATCAAAGACGGGTGTGTCGGAAAATTCCAGTTTAGTGTATGTTGTATCAGTATCCTCCACGAGTTCATTGCTGTTTCTTACGTGACTTAATCCGACATGATACTCTATAAAGTCGGAAATAATGTCTTCTCCTTTCATGTTCAGATAAGTTTTAGAAACAACGCTGCGAAAAAGCCGTTCACCCCAACACCTGCCCGACACTCGCAAATAATTCTCCAGAGGCGTTGACTCATACTTGACACTTTCAACCCTGCAAGTCAACAAAAGCGGGCAAGTTACGCCTCTGCCAACACTGATGCTGCCATCTAATCCGACAGTAATGGGGTAAGTGCCGTTGGGGCTGTATTTACTATCCCAATTTTGCAGCAAAACCTCAAAACTGCTAACTTCCCGAGTGCAACCCAAATGCACCCGAAGCGAAACCACATCACCCTGAAACGGTGCGACGCTGCCAAAAACAACAGCAACCGTTGGCGTATCCAAACTCACCCTTACTCAACTCCTCTGCGGTATAGCTCATCCTCGCCTGCACGCATGATGCTTCGGCTTCGGGTGGGCATCTCAGCTGTTGTGCTGTTAAAGTTTTGTACGCTTGCAGTTGCACTGTTCATGCTGCTGGCAAAGCTAATCATTGCGGCGGCTGCGGCAACAATCACGGCAATCCCCACGCCTGTTAACGCCAAAAAGGTTCCAAAACTGATGTTTAAGCTGTTTTGAATCATTGTGGCAAACGCGGTAGCGGCAGCATAAATTTTTTGAGCCGCAGCTACTCCCGCGCTGGTTCGCAGAAAAGTGCCCATAACAGTAACCATCATCATAGCGCTTGCAATGACTCTTGTTTGAGAATCATCCAGTAGCCCAAACTGATTAGCAACATATGCAATTGCAGTTCCTGACGCGCCGATGCCAATTATTGCTGAACCCAAATTTTTGATTTTCATAGCCAACTGTTCAGCGTCAGTTTGGATGTGGGCGAACTCGTTGCTTGCACGGTTAACTGCATTGATGGTTATGGCGATTTCGCTAAAACTCATAATTGTGCCTCCATTTTAGCCGAGTTTAAAGCCGCAGCTATAACCTGCTCAAGACGGGGCATGTGTTCATCAATTGCAGGTTTTAGGAACGGGTCAGGGTAGCGATTACGAGTACCAAACTCCACCGCCGCTGCATATTCCGCATATGCACCAACTTCCATCTGCCAATCACGGCTCTCAACAGTAATTGTGCTTCGTAAGTAGCCCGTGCGAACAGGTGCTTCCCGCTCTGCCTGAGTTTTAACAGCGTTAGCCCACGCTTCCAGTTGCTCTTGCACTTTTCTTTGCATCTCAACATCAAACCGTTTCATTGCAGCAGCAAACCTGTTCGCTCCCGCAACATCAACATTAATGGAAACGCTCATGCCGTTTTGCCTCCCTCTCCGCTTTCTGCTTTTCATCTTCCACTTGCTTGTCTACCTCGTTTAGGATGATTGTGAATTGGTGGATTTTTTGGGCTGATTGGTGCTCAAGCTGACTGGGTGTCCACCCAAATTCTTTGCAGAGGCGGAACTCGGTGATTGCTGGGTGAGGTTTTTGCCGTCGGATTGCTCGGATAAAAAATTGGTTTCCTCCCTGCTAACCGCGCATAACCCGTTAACAATCTGTGAGAATAATTCACCAAGTGGAATGGGCACTCCGTTTTCTTCACCCAAAAGCTTCTCCAGCGAAAGCGGATTGTTTTTGGGTTGCTCACGCAGCGCTGCCCAGATTGTTTCCGCTTGGATAGCAATGAAGTCACTGCTCTGCATTTGTCCGCTGATGGGGTGGTATTTGGTGTGTTTTTGAATTATGCGGCTACGTTTAGCCCAGGTGATTTCACTAAAAACATAGTTGCCCGCGTATTCAGCGCCGAATTCTTGTCCTAAAATCATTGTTTGTTTACGCATAACCTTTCTCTCCTTAGTTGATGGTTACTGTTTTGGCTACAAATTGAGTTTTAAGGCTAACAAGGTCTTCGATGCGTGTTGGTGCCGCAGCGTTTTCCCATTTACATCCTGTAAATGTGGCTTTGCATTCTCCGCCTAAACCAAATTCCAAGCTGAATTCTTCGTCGTTTATGATGTCGTCGAATTCTTCTTTGCTTTCAAACTCAAAAACGACTTCGCCTGTGAGGTTGCGTTGGCGATTTGGCAGATACTTTAGAATGTTGCCGTTTGAAGCGCGGATAACCGGGACGGCTTTAAGATTGTTCTCAATGCTAAACTTCCAATCAGTAACACGCTCTAGCACTGTTGAGTCTTTTTTGACGTAACTCTCATAAAACGGTACTGCTCCTGAATAATCGTTGTAGGTTGCGCCATCAATTTTTGCTTCCCCAACCGTTAGGTTTTGACTAAGCAGTTCCACCTCTGCCTTAAGTACATCTTCAATGCTGCATTGAACAGTTGCACGGTTGAACTTGCAGCCGCTATAGAGCAGTGAGACAATATCGCTGGCGGAAGAGAAAATATCCTTAAAGTACAATGCTTGAATGCTCAATGATTTGGCAAGTTCGATTCTTGCGTATTGCAGAAAATTAATTGGGGCCTCACTGGGTAGCACGTAGCTGATTTTTAGGCTTGGCGTTAATGTACCTTGTTTGATTGCCTGTAAATCCGCTGAGCCTACGCCGCGGAGTTTGATGTTGTTGGGGTTTATTGTGGGTTCTATGCTTTGGGCGGGTATGCTTATCATTGTGGGGGTTGTGGGGGTTTCTCCGTAGGTTGATTCATCAACGTAGAAGAGTTTTGCCTCATTTGAGGTGTATGTTTCAGTCATTTTTTCTATTCTCCAATGTTTTCGATGAACCATGATTTGAGAGTGAACTCGGTGCGGTAGATTGGGGGCTTGAGATCCATGCGGTCCAGATTGCGGTAGCCGGCAACATCACAGTATGTTATTCCATTGGTTGTTTGTGTGCAAGAGGTATAATCGCAGAAGAGCTGTGCTGGTACCTCACCATCACTTGCACCTAAAGTAGACGCTAAAAACCAAACACAACAATCCTTGTCAACAAAATCTGACATGTTGGCTGTGAGCCGTAAAGTTTTGGTCTTGTCGACATAAGTCGCGTTACTAGTTTGGGTTTCCTGCCATGCCTCAACACGCTGATTCCAAACAGCAATCATGTACCCGCCCTCTTCAGGTGCTGAACCATAACCCTCAAACTCAAAAAGCAAAGAATTAACAACGTTCACTTTACAGTCCAGCTTTATCTGAAAAAGCAATGCCGCATACTCCCCATTCTGCAAATTTATAACTTGATGCCGCTGCTCATCACTGTACCACAGTTTTTCTTTTTGAGCATCCGACAACTCAACCCAGTCTTCCTCTTTAGGAGCCGCTTGACTATTGCCGCTGTAGGCTCTGCAAATGGTCTCTCCGACATTGTGTGTTGTGATGTCATCAGTGACGGTGTTTGGTGTTGCGCGATTTTGCCGTATTACACGGTTTATGTCGTCAACAATTTTTGTTCGCATTACTTTTCCGCTGTCTGCATTGTTAGTTATGTCGGTTGCCCAAGCGTTTACTTTTATGGTTGATGTTTTGTGTCGTAGCTGACCGCTTAATTCTATTTTTTGGTCTAAACTGTCGACTAATCCGACAGTAACCTGTCCATCCAATCCTTTCAATGCATCGACAGTTTGGTAGTCTCCAGACACAGTTACTGTGGCTAAGGTGCCATTGTCTTTGATAATGCGTAACTTGTTTTTTAGTAGTCGCGTAATTGTTATGGCTGGGTCTTCATAAGCGCTCATTGGTTATGTAGCCTCCTAAGAGTAGCTTTTATGAAGGCTGGCTGATTCTGAAAAGTGAACTCCTGCACTCCAACAACCTCATATTCTATGCCGTTCCTGCAGATTTTGTCCATTCTGCGAACTGGAGCAAAAATATGTAAAACCACGTAATCATCAACGATATAGCCTGGTTCGAGAAGGATTTCTTCGGCTTTTTGGGGTACAATAACAGCTTTGAAATTTGTACCCGCACCATACCTTGGGGTTTCATCTGTTTTTGTGATTGGGTAAAGTGTGAGGGTTTCGCCTTTGCTTTCTAGCACTTGGGTAAATCGTGTAATTGGTGTTTGATAATCCAGCAGAAACTGCCCTAACCAGCAAACAGTTGCCATCGCCTGCTTATTTTCCACATACGCAAAATCAGAGTGCTTAGCCCCCCAATACAAGAAGGCGTCTGGGTTAGCTTGGACTTGTTTGGCGCTGTAGCTGTAACTGATTTTGTCATGGTTTTGACGGATTTTTCCCAAAATTCCAATAGAAACTGAGTCGTAATAGTCGCATGCGGGTGTTTTTGTTTGCACGTTTAGGTAGCCTGCCCAACATAATTTTGGGTTGTAGGCGGGGTACAGTTGATTTGCACCAATTGCATTGAGGGCGTGGTAGGTTTTCTGCACAGATGGGCTGTATCCTTCGTTATCATAGAGCCCCAGCAGCGCGTATGCTATAGAGTCATCATAAACTTGGTCCTCACCAATTCCGACACGATGCCACTTGCCATCACCATCAGGTTTGGGGTCAAAATACAACTGCAACTCTTCCAGCCCCTGCCGATAGAAAGCCACAGCATCCCCAATAATGCCCTGATACAATTCACAATTTGTTGGGTCAGATTCACAAAGCATCTTTAGACCAATTAGACCATAAAGTGATTCAACATCCATCTGGCTCAACCACGCATCCTCCAAGGTGACAGCCCGTGCAAACCCACCAAAATACCTCTCATGCACGCCAAACATCTGAGGATTGTGTTGCATGTTAAAGAGGAAGGTTCCTGCTGCCAATTTTGCACTGTTAAGATAGGCTGTGCTGGTGCTTAACTCGTAGGCTTTCAGCAGGGCAGGTAATACGCGGCAGGCATCCACGCTGTAGCAAGCCGTGCTGGTTTCGCTACTCAAAAAGCCACCATGTGCTTGTGCTTGATTATCTGTGACCTGTTGAGAAACGATAAAATCGGCAAGTTCAGCAATTTTTTCTTCTATTTCATTGCTTCGAGCGTCGAATTGGCTGTCGAAATATGCTTCGTAGAGAAAATCAACCGCAAACGCGGCAGAAAACGCGGCTTTACCCCAAGATAAGTCAGGACCTGACTGCGGATTCACATACAAATAGGGCGCATAGTCCATGACAAAATCAAAATAGGCTTGTGGAACAGGCATTGCTATGCACTCCGAAGGATGGGCTGTTTTAAGCCTTTAAGAACCCGTTCAAGTTCCTGCTGTAAAACATTAAGCGGAGGAGCCCCACCCGCAACTGAGATGTTCTCGCCGCCCACACTAAAACTTAAACCAACCGCGGAGCCGCCCGTTAAAAAGCAAATTGCGTAAACTGCTGCGAGGAGTGTGATGAATTCTTTTTCGGGTTCGGTGCAGTTTGCGCTGTCTATGGGTCTGCCCAGTTCGAGTTGTAGGGTGGTTTCTGCACGTTTTATCATTTTTTGCAGTTTACTGTCTGGGATGTCGGTTTCTGAGAGGTTGATTGTGTCTCGGACATCATTGGGGGTTACGGTTGCCAT